AGGCCGGGCCCGTGGCGCTCCATTTCTCCACGCCCTCTTCCGGGCTGTCCTGGTCGCCGGCGTCAAATTCCACCTTCGGCGCGTCGATCTTGAACCGATTAGCGGCCGTGTCACCAAGCGTCAGCAGCAAGTCTTCCTCGCCCTTGGCGCGGAACTCGTTGACCAGGGCGTTGTTCTCGCGCGTGACCAGGAAGGACAGGTTAGGCGTCACCTCCCGAATGCCGGCAGCCAGCACGTCCGAGGCCTTGGACTGCAGGGCCTCCTGCGTCATCAGTGTCACGCCGTTGGCCACGTCGAACGTAGACGGTAGGTGGACGATGGTAGTGCCCCCGGCATCCAGCGACAGAGACCCGGCGGTGCCACCCAGCGGGTCACCCGTGTATGTGGGATCAGGAAGGAAGGACTTGACGGACGAACTGGAGGCCACAGACGTGGCGACGGAGAGCGTCAAGTCGTTCCCGGATATGCTCTCAATCCTGAATCCGGCGCCGGTGTTGTCGTCATCGCCGAGCTGGACTATCCCATATGCGCTGAACTGTGACCCGTCGTCAACCGTCAGCAGCGTCGAGCTGGTGCTGATGGTGGCCAACGCGTACCCGGCATTGATGTAGTCCGTCCCCTCGCCGGAGAACGACACCTTCGCCAATCCTTCGCCCCACGATACCGTGGCTTTGTTGACGACGGCCCCATATACCCCCTCCTGCGTCTCGGAGCGGGCAACGTAGATGCTCGCAGACAGGGACGTGGGATCCTCCAAGAACGAATAGGTCACGGATACCCCTGTGTCTATGCTCTCCGTGCCGAACAGGTGCTTGAGGACGTTGCCAATATCCGGCGCCGTCCCCGCCGTCCCGGAGGGCCTCAACAGGCAGTCAATCGTCCACGGTATGACCGGCTGACGCACGGCGATGCGCTCAAACCTACTACGCGCGCCGCGATGGTCGGCCAGGTTTTCGTAGCCCTTCGGTCTCCCGATGGTAGCCGAGAGGGCCCGGAAGGCATCGCCCGCCACGGGGATCTTCGGAGTGAGCAGAGAGTCTTCCGGCGAGAAGAACACCGCCAGGTCAGACCCCACGTTGTAATTACGGTTTCCCATGGTCGAGCTCCTTGTGAGTTACTCCAGCTGCCATTTGGCCTGATGCTCCGGGATCTTGCCGTTCTCGGCGCCCGAATCGATAATCTCCCCCATGACCAGGTGCCCGATGCGCAGGTCCAGGTCCACGTGTACAGTGTATCCGGCTGCACGGGCAGCCGCACAGAACCACATATCCTCCGAGATTTGCTCCTGCGGCTTCAGCTGTGGAATCTGCCGACCGTCGAGGAAGTACTTGCCCGCCAGCTGCGGCAGCGCCTTGTCGATGGCGTCAAACACCTCCATATCGATCAAGAGGCAGGCCCCGCCGGTGGCATCGCACTGGTGCAGGCCAAGGCCCGGGGGCTGCTCAAAGTGCAGCCATCCGTCATCGTCCAGCACCCACGCGCACATGTTGAACGGGCTTCTGCGCTGGCGACAGAGGCCGCCAACGATGGGCTTGTCGTGGCCCATCAGCCGCTCCAGCGTGTCCGGCGGAGGCGTCATATCGGCGTCGATGAAAAACAGCTTTTTGACTTGCAGCTCGCGGGCCTTCGATACCGCGGTATTTCGCATCTCGTCAATGGCGTCGCCGTCAACCTGAATGAATCTGGCGTTGTGTTTGAACATGGCGGACACGCAGGACATGTGCCGCTTGTACACGTGATCCCAGTTCAGCGGGCTGGCGATGAGCACGTCGGAGTAGTCGTCGCGCGGCGCAGCGGGCAGCGCAGAGGATGCCATCTCCGGTTTGAGCGTTTGGGTCAGCTTGTCAAGGTTCTCGGCAAATGCGGGCTTGTCCATGATAGCTCCTCCTCAGAAGCGAGTTAGGTGGTGATGATACCGACGGAAATGGCCAGACGCTGCTCGAAGTTCGGGGCCTGGTCGTCCAGGGCGCGGGCGAAGGGCTCCGCGTCCGTGACCAGCACCTCATCTGCCCACTTCGTGCCGGACAGGGTCAGGTTGTTATTCTCCTCCAGTATATCAACTACGGCCTCCCAGTAGCGCCACAGCAATGCAACGACGACCTCCTGGGGTGACAGTGTACCGACGACCGCATTGCCGCCGGCGACAACACCCACCAGTACCTCTTGCATGTTGACGCGCTCGCCGCCCCGGTAGTCTCTCTCACTCCCACCGGACGCCACGACGATATTCAGGTCGCCGCCGAAGTCGCGCTGCGGGCTGTTGTACCAGTTGTCCACAGCCACCAGCGTGATGTCATCGTCATACGCCGTATTGATGGCCGCAATCTTGGCAACCCACCCTGCCTCCAGGACAGCCCGGACTTTCGTGGCCGTGACCTGGGCGTTCTTAGATCCGGCCATCGTTGACCTTGGGCTTCATAAAGTCGTAAAAGGAATCCTGCATGGCCTTGGAATAGTCGTTCTGGAAGGGCTGCGGCAGGCCGATCAGCGCCCGCATGGGCAGGAGCCCACGGCCCGGTGTCACTTGCTGGTGGTACTTCATATAGGGAACGTGCGTGCCGAACTCGGCAGCCGTTGCCCTGCTGTTCCGTTTCGCTACGTGGTCCCGTCTGTTGGGCTGAATGAACGATCTGATCAGCCGCAGCTTGCGGTGCATCAGCGAACGGCCCGGGTAGTGCTGCTCTTTCCAATGCCGGTAGTCATCAGACAGCGGCGGCCACGGCTTCCCCAGCACCCCACCTTGCGTCTCCCAGACCTTCTCCGAGTGCAGGACGAATATCTTATCGAGCTTGCCGACCAACCCCTCGTCCGCGTAGAACGGCCGCCGCATCCACTCGCCACCAGACAGGAGCGCGTGCTGCAGCGAGCTGAACCCCTCGACGCGGACATTGAGCTTAAGCATCGGCCCTCTTGGCTTTCGCGGCGACCTTCACCGGCTGCGGAGCCCACAGCGCCATGCCAGACTTGTACCCGGCCATCAGCGCCTTGTTGCCGGTGTGCCGCGCCGCAGCTCCTACGGCATTGATGCGCTTTCCCTGCCGCATGGCGATGGGATCCGGTGCACCAAGTCCAGCCGATGCGCGCGCGGCCTGCATGTCCTCAAACACCGAGACGATGCACTCCCGCAGCTTCTCCCGCGCCTTCGACTCCTCCGGCGGCAACAGCTCGCCGGGCTCATACACAAATTCCCGCACGTCGCACACACCACAAAAGCAGTTGGCGCCGTGCCTCAAGACCGTTTTCTCTACCATTTTGTATCCATTTCAAAAATGGGCTCTTCCTCGTCCCCGTCATCATCAAGGCGGGCCTGGCCAGATGGGACATGCGCATAGTGTGGTAGCTGCGTGCTCGTCCCCCGCGGTGCATCTGGCAGCTCGAACGACGAACCCATCAGCAACTTGAGGCCATCGCGCCATTCGGTCAGCCAGTCTTTGCTGCGGCCGCTGGAACCGTCCATGCCGGGGAATGCGTTGTCGGCATCGACGGCAGCACCGAGGCAGTTCAGGGCCTTCAGAACTTGGGACGACTCGGTGTACGCCACACCAATCGGGACGGCGTATCCTCGCCCTTTCAGCACGGCGTTAATCGTCCGCGCGCGCTCTTTGATCCACGATTCCACCTGTGCCGTTGTTGGCACCGTGGCTGTGGAGTAGGTGCGCCCCGTCCTGGCGGTTACCTCTACCGCCTCGCAGTATCCGTCTGTGTTCTGCGTGATTGACATACGGCCCTCGCAGGATGCAGCCACCAGGCTGCACCCCACAGATAGAGGAGCGGTCGGGCGCCATATCGACGCCCGGCCAATGGATCATCACAGCGTTACCTCAAGGATGAGAGAGGCGCCGGCGAACTCGGTGGTCCCATCTTCCTGCACCATCTGGATCGCGACCTCGTCACCCGCCGCGACGGCGAGCGAGACAGAGGTGTCGCGCTCCATCACATCCCCCCCGGTCCAAGTGAACGTATCCACAGTGCCTTGGGTGATGTTGATGAGCACGAAGATGCTATCGGCGTTCGTGGCCGAGTTTGTGGTGGCGTGTGCCTGCACCGCGGAGATGGTGCCGGCAATCGGCATGTAGATACCCGAGCCCACGTCAGACTCAAGGATCCATACCTGCGTCCCAACAGGAGTCGTAGTGAAGTCGGCCACCACGCAACGCGCCCGGATCCAGAATGCTGACTGGGCATTGACCACCTTCGCCGCCCAGTCAGTCGGAGGCGTGAAGGTGGTAAAGTACGTGCTTGTCCCGGCGGTGAAGCTTATGGAGTCGTCCACGAACTGCGAAGTCTCCAACGTGGCCCAGTCGGCAGCGCGGCCATACTCCCAGGTGATGGAGCTCAGGGCAGTACCAGCGACCACGCCCGCCGTGCCAACGGTCAGCTTGATGCCTGAGAAGATGCTATCCTGCCCGAGGTAGTACGCGTCGCTTGTCGCCTCATTCGCCGGCATCAGCGTCATGTCATTGGCGCCGGCGCTGTTGGCTTCGGCCGTCTCGTCGGTGAATGCCCCGCCATCGTCGGCGTATGCGTAATCCACAGCCGATGCCGTCAGCGTGCCCACAAGGACGCCGTCCGCCGCGGCCCCGCCACGGTTGGCGAGAGTAGCCGACAACCCCACGGTGACCGGAACGGTGAGCGTCATCTTGGCGGAGGTGACAGCGTCGTCGCCGATGTTGGCCGTTGCCGCCACCAACGTGACCGCAGTTATGTAGCAATTGAACGCACCAGCGGTCCCAGCCGTTACGATGGTCGCGTCCAGGGCCTCAGTGGCCGGCAGGCGACAGATGCCCTCGAACCTGTCACCGATAGCCCACGCCCCAGCGGCGAAGTCGTCAACGATGGCGTTGGGATCGGTGGTCTCAGAACCAACGTCAATGTCAGGGGTGCCCGCGGCGGCCTCAGTGGCCACGGCTCGCACCCAACAAAGGCGGTCGTTGCTCGCGTCAGCGGCCAGCAGCTCGAAAGGACTGGTGGCGGCGTGATCCAGGGCCACAGCAGTCTGCTCGATGGAGCCGATGGCGCTCTCGGGGATATTGGCCCCCAGTACGGCACCCGCCTGGATGTGCTCGGAACCGATAGCATCATCAGCAATCAGCGTGTCATCGATAGCGTCAAGCGCTATGTCCGCCGTGTCCACCAACAGGGGCGCGTCGAATCCCCCGGTCAGCTCAAAGCGGCCTCTGTGTTTCAGCATGTCAAAACCTCTCTTAGGCCTCGGAATAGACGATCTCTACGACGGGGCTCGTCCCGGTGACGGTGGCGAAAATGCCGGTGGTGAAAAACTCTCCCAGGCCAGGAAATGACCTGCTGCGCTCATTCGTCGCCTGCGAACGGCAACCCGAAACGCGCGTCCCGCCAGTGCTGACGGCGTTGGCTATCACCACGGCTGCGGTATCGTCGCCGGCCTCCACATATAGCTCGTGGAGGTAGCAACGGCCCGTAAAGACCAGCGTATCGGCGCTTACTGATGTACTACGTTGTGCAGCCATGGGGCCTCCGGTCATCCATTGCGCGACAGGTATTGCGCGTCGCCGTGCTCCAACTCCTCGTCACCCAGCGGTAGCGGGATGGGAGCCGGGCGCGGTGGCGCATCCGGCTCCCTAATTGCCCCGCAGTCCACCAAGGCCCTGATCTGCTTGGGGGTAAGCTTCACGGCCCCAGGGAAGACGGTGCCCGGCTCAAATACGGTGCCGCTGGCGAATACATGCCGCACGGTGACATAGCTACGTCTCTTGGCCATCAGAATGCCCTCCCCCTACGAGTTATCAGCCCACGGCGTTGGTGAACAGGTAAGCGCAGTCAGTCGCGATGACCTTCTGCAGGTACCTGTCCTGCACGAGCTTCCAGGTGCCCTCGGGGTCGTTGCTCGCCCACTCTCTGACCTCTCGCGATGCACCCCGCGCCAACGTGGCAAAGGCCGTCATAGTGCGCGGCCGCGGGCTGTCCTCGATGTGCGCGAGGACGGCGTGCTTGCCCCAGATATAGGACAGGCTGCCCGTCTGGCCCTCGTCGGTCGTGTTGCGCCGTGCCGTGCCCACCAGGAACTTGGCCGGGTCTATGTCCAGCAGACCCGCGAACTGATCCCGGGTGATACCTCCGCCGGCGGTGTACTGATACCGGCTGACGATGTCGGGATGCTGGCGCAGATATTGCCACACCTGAGCGCCGCAAACGAAAGCGTTGGCGTTGGCGTTGAGACTGTCCCGCGCCGTCTCGATCAGCGTCAAAGGGGCGCTGGTCTCGTCCGACCACTGGTCGGTCCCGGTCAGCGTCGCGCCGGTGGTGACGTATGTGGCGCTAAAGCCGATGGACGCCGCGCGATACTCCCGCCCGACCAACAGATGGTCAGTCAAGAACTCGGTGGCGTCCTCTTCTGGGTCGATGGGTGAATCGGCGTTGTCTACCTCGTCCTGCGTCACCAGCTCCTTCAGGGCGTAGCGGTGCAGGGTGAAGTCCGTGGTGCTGAGAGCGTAGTTGACCTCGGGCGCCGGGCTTCGGGAGCCCAAGGGGCCGTCGCGCTCGACGCGAAGGGAATCTTTCGGGTATACGAAATACTTCCCGGCGTCCTTGCTGTCCCACTGCACGGACTGCTGCAACGGGAACATCCTGTCGGCGATGTAGTCGTCATTTCCGTAGGCCAGACTGAAGCCCGTCATCGCCTTGTCTACGCGAACTTGCGAAGGCAGCGGCATTTTGCTTGCTCCTTGGTGTTTTGACAGCGGGCCGCGCCTCCACGCTCCCCGCCCTCAAATGGACGTCATGCGGGTATTGTGCTTACACGCTGATGTATCCGCCGCCGTTCGGCCAGACGATGGCGTAATCGCCGCTGTCCCAGGACTGATCGACCTGGCCGATTATCCAGTCCTTGTCGGTAGTCTTGCTCTCCAGCAGGCCGGTGGCTGTCGTGCCCACATCGCCCACCGATACGCCAGCGGAGGCCACGACGACCTTGAACGGACGGCCGGGAGCCAGGGAGGCGATATCGGCGCCATCACCCGCCGCGGACGGCAGGTTGTAGATGGAGCCGATGGCCTTGTCGGTGGCGGCGGTGCACACGGCTACCCGCCCAGCCGTGGCGGTGTGCATGACCAGGTGGTACTGGGACGAACTGAAATCTCCGTTCGCTTGCAGACCCGGATAGAAAAGGGGGGCCTCGATAGCCATTACGCATCATCCTTTCGGCTCGGATAGCGCCACGCATCGACGACATCCTGGGGGAACTGTGCCATCGCCTCGCGCAACGCCATGCTCTTGGCCTCGGCGGGGCCTTTCTTCAGCGTCATCAGCTCGGCCTCGCGCGTCGCAATGAAGTCGGCCACAGCCTGCGTGTCCGGCGTCGCGCTGGTCTCATCGCTGCCGACTTCGGCGAAGGCGATAACGGGCGAGCGGTTGTCCAGGTTGGCCTGGAAGATGTCCATATCCAGCTTGGCCAGCTTCGTCAGCTCGTCGCGCTCCGCTGGCTTGATCTTGCCGCCAGCCTGTGCAGCGTCCAACGCGTCGCTGATCTCCTTCTCGGCCAGACTCTTCGCGGCTTTGGCGCCCTCTGCGGCATCCGCCCGCAGCGTATCCAGGTCGCCCTTGGAGAGCACGACCTGATCAGCGGCAGGCTGCGCAGCTGTCAAAGCCTCGTACTGCTCGGCCGTCAGAATGACCTTGCCGGCTACATCAGCCGCGGCCATCTCGGCGTCGCCGTCGGGCGTGCGCACGGGCAACGGCACCTTGAGCGCCTTGTTTTCCTCGTGCACCCTGGAGAGGGCCTGGCTCTGATGATCGGCGGTTACTTCGACGTCGTCACCCAGGCCAAGCACCTCACGGATCTCTTGCTCGTTCATTTCGGAGTTACCTCCGGTTGTGGGTTGGGCCTGCGCGGTAACGTCGCCGAGCAATGCCTGTAATTGGGTCGGGTCGATGTCCTTGAGTCCAAGACTGGCCGTGATCGCTCCGGCCATATCGGTTGCGGCTGCGTTCGGTTTCGCCGGTGTCTCAATGAATAGCTTGCGCCCGCGCACCCAAGCGGCAGCCATGGCGTTTTCTGGTCCATAGGCAAGAGATCCGTGGTTGTAGTCCACCACCATCTCGGTGTCCGGCTGGTCAGCATCAGCAGAGACAGACCGGAAGACCTCGCCCTGGTTGTCTATCATGCTCTGCAGGTCATCAGGCGTGACCGTGAACTTACCGTACCAGGGGTGATACCAGACGCCCGTTAGGAACACCTGCACCGCCGACATGGTCTCACCCGGGGCGAGCTCCACCGGTGCCATGCCAGACAGGAACGGGCGGTTGACCAATCCAATGGCCAGCAATGCGGCCCCTTTGTGCCCCTCGTCTTTCTCGCTCTGCCAATCCAGGTCGAACTCGGGCGAGATGTAGCGGAACTCCCCGGCGCGGATGTACTCCTGCGCCCGCGGTGTCCAATCGCACTCGGCCCACAATTCTGCGTATGGCGCCTTGGGGTCATCCGCCAGGCGCAGCGCCGGCCCCATCGCCGCGGCGAGACTGCCGCAGATGCGGTCGGGGTGCTCCTGCTGTAGAGACAGGAGAGAGGCCAATAGGCCAGGATGCGTCAGAACGGTCATCTATGCCCCCGTGCGGAAGATGTAGCTGTACATGCACCGGCACTTGTTGGCGCCGCTGGCCGTGGACAGGCATTCTTTGTCCGGCGGCATCTGCTTGAAATACTCAGGCGTGCCCACGGTGTATTCATTCCCATCCTTCGCCCTGCACACATCGCAGACGTTGCCGTCGAGGATCGCAGAGCGACGGGCCACCCGGATGTCGTCCTTGACCTGCTGGGCGATGTCGTCACGCCCCCAGTTAAACGACGTTGAGACCATGGACCGAGCCCGGTCAAAAGCCGTTGGCTCGAACAGCGGCCGCGCGCTCACCTCAATAACCGGGTTGCCCTCCAGGCGGTCGCGGATCTGCGCCACGCCATCGCCTTCCGCTGCGTCAAGAACGTCCTCGTCGATGGCGCGCACAGATGCGGTCAGGGCATCTTCGCGCTCGGTGCGGTATAGGTCTTGCGCCCCTTCGCGGGCAGCGTTGTCCATCATACTGGCGAGCGTCGCCATATAGAGCTCGGCCGCGGCCTTGTAGGCCTTGGTGTTCTCCACCTTGTCGGGGGATTCGTCCCGCGCCGTGCTGCTCTGCTGCCGTTTTTTCTCCTCGCGCACCTTGGCCTGGCCGTAACGGAATACCTCCCGCTGTATCGCCACCAAGGAAGCTTTGCGGCTCTGCACCATAGCCTTTGGGATGGAGATGTCAACGATGTCCGACGGGTCCCCATCGGCCAGGGCCGTCTTGATTTGGACCATCAGCTCATCCACCCATATGGGCCGAAGGGCGCGGAAGACGTTGACGATCTGCTCCTCGGCGTCATCCTGCCTCCCGGCGATCTCACCCAGGGACATCGTTTTTTCGATGTCGTCCAGCTCGCGCCAATAGGGAGAGCTGGCCAGCCGCTGCGGAGACTGGAGGAACGAGTGGTCGTCGGCATCCCATCCTGCCTGGATGGCCGGAGGCCGCGACGCCTGGGGCACTGGCGCCGCGTCCCGCTGCGGGGCCTTCATAATGTTGCGTATCCAGCCTTCGGTCTCGTCGTCAGCCGTCAGGAAGCCGCCCCGCGCGAGGCGCTCCATGGCCGTCGCAACAGCGTCGATCTGCACCACTTGCAGGTCAGACCAACGGACCTTGGCTTGTACGTTCTCGGGGTTGGCGACATTCCACTCCAGCCACCTGGCTATCAGCTGGTCATTGACGCCGTCGGCGATCCAGTCAGCGATACCCTCCAGACCGAGCTGGAACACGTCCAGGAGGTTTTTGGCCAGCGCATACGAGCCGGTGAAGGACCTGCCGAGCACCAGCACCATGGCCAGGACGGCGGTGGCTATGCCCTCATCGCAGTAGCGGATCAGCGGCATAGGATCATAGCGGCCCGCGTCACCCTGGCCGGCTATGTCAAACGACCACCCGTCAGGCAGGTATAGGTGGGATTTGGCGCCGGCGCGGTAGTTCTTCGCCAGTTTGGCCGCGGCAGTCTTGTCGTCAGCGTCGTATTCTTTCGGGGAATGGATCTCCGGCGTGCCCAACCCGAAGCGCTCCAGCGCCATGGCGGCAATGCGTTCCGTGGTATCCTTTATGAACCAAGGTTTATATGCGGCACGTAAACCACTGCGGCCCACAAAGTTATTGCCGATCTGGTCATAGGCTAGGTGGAACAGGATGTCACCGGGAATAGCTATCTTTCGGAACTTGTTGTCTTTCCATACCTGCTGCGTGATGCCGGCCAAGTCCCCGTCGCTGTCCGTCTGCCACTCTTTGACGGTCGCCTGTCCGCGGTGGGCGAGCTTCCTGAACCAGAATTGCCCGCCGTCATCCTCCGGGACGATCTCCATCACCTCAAAGCCGTACGTCCAGGCCAGCAGGGCGTGCTCAAGGAATCGGGGGAAAGAGATGCGCTGGAACAGAGCCTCCTCCAGGGCGTCCTTGATGCCCTTGTCCTCGCAGTCCACCTCCCACGTCGCCGCGCGGATGGGTAGATGGACGATGTTCTCAGAGGCCTGCACCTGGGGATCCGTCAGCATCCTGGTGATGGTCTCGATGCCCGTGGAGCCCTGTAGCTTGGGGGCGTATTCGTCGTTGTCGATGAAGCCACGATAGAACGACGTACCGGTAGCCCCCACTTCGGCCGTGCTGGCTGATTTGGCGGCTACCTTCCGCGCTGCTGTCTTGCTCTTGCCTCTGCGTCTGCTCATTTTCCCCAGAACGCAAAAGCCCCGAACACAGGAGGAGGAGTCTCCTATGCCCGGGGCTGCGTCGTTGGTCCGGCATTGAGCCGGGGCGCGTCAGTGGGCCCGTATCGTATTCGCGGTGGACGTTTGGTTACATGGTCAGGGCTCTGCGTGTATGGTGGGCGAGCAGTCTTTGGTGCCAAAGATCGGAGAAAGTCCGAGTTGGCACGGCGCGCGGCAACGCCAACGGCCCCCCCAACCGCAATCTGGAAGTCAGGGCCTAATATACAACCGCCTGACGTGTTGTCAAGGAGTGCCTCCGAAGTCAAGCAGCGCCAGCAGCGCGTCCGGCGTGCCGTCCACCTTGAGCACGCAGTGATACCGTTCACCTTGTTTGCTTGTGTCTAGCTTGGCCTTGTCGCCGAATAGGGCATCCACGGTATCCTCCAGGCGGCGCAGGGCCTCGCGGCGCTTCCGGGCAGCCGGCGGCGGGCATGGCGACCGATCAGGGATGCTTGGGACTCCGGGCCGGTTCATTTTGCCGCCTCCGGTGCGGGGTTCAGTAGGGGCGGCCCAAAGCCCAGGATCTCCTCCATGGCATCCTGCGCGGCCATCCCGTCGAAGTCGCCGACGTATGGATCGAAAGTGCCATTCTCATCCCACAGGCACGACACCTGATTGGCCAGGTCCATGGAAGCCATTGCGAGGGCCCTCACGTCCTCCGCATAGACCGGGGTGCCGTTCGGCATGACCAAGGCTTGCTCGTCGGCAGGGCCGGCGCCTGTGATGGCTTTCGCTCGGCCAGGGGTGGCCTGCACCCATTCGTACGGGCCAGGCCCTCTCGGCAGCGAGACAGACAAGTATCGCGGCGGTGGCGGTGGCGGATCCGGGCGAACAATACCCTCTGGCTTGGCTTTTTTCATGCGGTCACCAAGCCATCCATGGGGAAAGGCAGTAGCCGGCAGCCACTCCAATGGCCGCTCCAATGGCAAGCCGGATCAGCCTTGGGTAAAGCCTCCTCCGCGCACCAGGCCAATGGCTTGGCTCTGCCCGTAGTTTCTTCGGCGGCCCCAAAGTCGACTGCCACTCCGGCTTGGTCCTTTCCTTGTCCATAGCTCGGTCCTCCTCAATCATCGGGGTGCTGCAACTCGTGCCCCGCAATTTCCAGACTGTTCTCCAGCTCACAGATCCTCCGGGCCATACGCTCCACCAGGGCGACCTTGCTATCAACGGCGCAGTGTATGGTATGCATCAGCCTCTCTTTTATGAACCTTTCGGCGTCGTCCAGGGGCTCGGATGGATCTACTGAGGCATCAATCTCTGCGTCGTCCACCTCGATCTCGTCGTAGACAGCGAACGTCACCTGGATGGTTGTGGACCAGGATTGGTCGCTGTGCTTCCGTGTGACGCGGAACGGGTATTCCTCCATCAGAACTCCTCCGTCAGCATGCTCTCGCCAAAGCTCACGTCCTCGATACTCGCATCGGCACGGCCCACTTCCTCCACGGGGTAGCTCCGCCCAGCGCGCGACCGTGCCCAATTCGCCAGGACCATGGCGTCCGCCTCATCCGGTGATCCCACGCGGCGCGTCTGTAGCTGCCGATGGCCCTCCACCTTGTAGCGCGTGCCGTCAAAGTGCACCTGGATGCTGGTCAGTTGCGCCACCAGCTTCTTTGATGCCTGCCCCTCCGGCAGCGATAGCCCGACATCCGGGTCCTGCTCGCCCAGGGGCTTCAGGCTGTCCTGATATCCGGCCTTGAGTTCGCGCGCGACCCACATCCACATCTCGGTTTTATTGTTGACGTAGATGTCCGGACGCTTCATCAGATCCTTGGCGCCGAAATTGACCTCCGAGACGTTCTTGCCGGCATGAACCAGGATGTCAGAGACACCTCCTCCCACTCCGCTGTCATCGACGGCGATGCGGTTGAACGCCAACACCCGCTGCATATCAAGCGCCTTGCCGGCCGTCCAGGTCGTGCGCTGCCCGTTGGCTGTGACCGGCGGCTGTACCTGCCTGCCTATCATAGCCACCAGCGCCGTGAAGTCCGAACCCTTCCGCGCAACGTCAATGCCCAGCGACTTGGGCCCAGTGGTAGACACAACACGCCCAACCGCGGCCTGAGCATGGGCCAGGGGGATCAGCGTCTCTTCTCCCTCGGTCGAGAATTCGCCCAGAACCATGGCGATGAACAGCGGCGAATCCTCCCCGAGATCCTCCGCGTCCTCGGCTACCTGCTCCAGCGTCACCCGCTCAGATTGGTAGGCGCTGCAACGAAACGTCTTCCACCTGTGCGCCTGATCGCCGTTCGTGATCTCCCAGAATGGCCCCACAGGGGACCCTGGCGACGACAGGCAGACAAACCAGAACATGCAGTCCGGGGCGCCGCGTAGGATCCGCCGCACAGCGTCAAAGATGTCCTGCGGGATCGCTTTGGCCTCGTCGAGGATCACCATGGCATAGCGACCGTGCACGCCCTCGAACGTGTCCGGGTTGTCAGCAGCTCGTGCGATGGCCGCCCAGTCCGGGGCAATGTCAATCTGCGTCTTGCCTATGCCTTCGGCCGCCCCATCTGCGGCAATGGGCATCATGGTCAGGCTGCCCCAGTGCGCTATCTCGCGCCACAACTGCTCCTTGAGCTGCGACCAAGTGCCGGCCGATGTCAGCAGCTTCCCACCTGGGTAGCAGTCCAGGAACCAGTGGGCGAGGATAGCCGCGGTTGCCGTCTTGGCCGTGCCGTTGGCCCACTGCATCGCATAGCGCCCACCGCTCAATGCTCCATCTCGCACCCGCCCAGGGTCGGCCATCGCGTCAAGGGCCTCCGCCTGGTAGGATCTGGCCTCGTCGAGGATGAACCCGTCCGTCTCCAGCTTGGAGCGCAGCCATTCGTGGGACAGGTCGCCCTGGGAGCTCAACCACGCCTCCACGTCTTCGCGCGGGCGGTAGCGCGCCAGATCGATACGCAGCTTGTGGCGTGCCCACATGGATGGGGACTTGCGGTAGATGCGCAGCTGGCGAGCGGACTGGGATAGGGTAGTCATGGGTTCGGCGTGTAGAAGGCCGTCAATACTGCCGTTTTTATGGGTCCCATGTTGACTTTGAGCACCACGCCCAGACCGAGCCGAACGGTGGCCATGACCTGGTGGTGCACGTTGTCTAACGCCCCATCCTCAATAATTCCGCGAATGGCCTCGGCCTTGAGGAAGCGTGAGAGCATTTCGACTGTGGCTATTTTCTCCAGGTCCGATAGGCTCCACAGCATCCAGGTCCCGCGGCCGGATGCCTCCTGCACCTCTGGGCGCAGTCCATAGCGCTCAGTGTGAGACTGCAGCCTGCGCGGCGTGATGCCTAAGACCTTGGCGGCCTCTGTGGTGCTGAACGGCAGCGGGTTGAATGGCCGTATCATAGCGCCCCCAAGCCAGCGAGCGCCAAGACAAGGACCGCCACACCCACGCAGGAGGCCCCGATGAACAACAGCAGCAAGGCGCCAGGTAGCCAATTCCCCGGGGCCCTGCCTGACAGCGCGGTGCGTATTGCCGTCATAGGTGACACCACCAGCAGCATCATAGCCACCACGGCGAGGAGGCCAGCGAGCGCGATGCACCGAGACCAGAACATCCCGAGCTTGAGCATCATTCCTCCCCGCACAGCGCCAGCGTCAGCCGCTTGTAGGCGTCGCGGGCGGCTTGCTCGGTGGGATAGGTAGCCAGACGTTCGACGTGAAGCCCCTTGCGGTAGAATACAAAGTACCACTTCTCATCATTCTCCCCAAGATTCCATGGCCCGCCAGCCTCACAGACCCAATCCAGGTCCACCACCGTGTCGTTCACATCGCCCAGGCGGTAGTGGCGCGGGGCGGCCTGCGCGTATTGGAGGATACCGGCCATCAGCTCCTTGTCTATCATCCCATCAGCTGGCGGCTCGTCCTCCTCATCGTCCAGGCACTCCAACTCCTCCAACTCCTCCAGCTCCAGCTCCTCCAGCTCCCGGTCGTCCAATTCATCGACGAGACCCGCCAGTTGTTCCTTTAGGTAGACGATCTCGGCCTGCATTTCTTCCCGGCTCAGTTCCTCGGCCTTCATACCCTCCCAGGTGTCCGGCTTCGCCTTGAAGTCGCCCCTCGGCACCGTCGCCGTTTCCACCTCCTCGCCGTGGTCACACGCCCACGCGTCGAATTCACACACGGCGACCTGGCACTCCTCAGTCCACCGGTAGACGATACCGCGCAAAGCCGAGTGGAGGTGCTTGGCGACCTTGAGCAGCTCGACCGCGCCAACGCCATCCGCCAAGTCGCCGGGGCGGTCCCCATAGGACGGTTGTCCTCTCTCGCCTCCGGCAGTCAGCGCTGCTTTGGCAGCCCCCCGGAGGAAGCTAATCTCCCGCTCCATATCCTCCCGCTCCCCGGCGTCCGCCGTCTCACTACCGTCGGCCACCGTCAGCGTCTTCACCGTCTCACCGCCGTCTGGCGTCAATTCCAGGGTCAGCTTGCAGTCCTTGTTGACGCTCATTCCGGTGACGGAGGCGGAGGTGGGAAAGGTGGCAGTGGCGGCGTCCTTGGATGGCGCAGTCCCGTATGCTGTCTCCGGGGCCGCGTACAACGACGAGGGCTCGTCCGCTTCGATGCGCACCCCGCAGAATCGCGCAACAATGGCCCCGCCATCTTCATCGCGCACCTCAAACGTGTATTCCTGCTGGCTGTCCTCCTGGCCGAACTGTCGCAAGAAGTCCCGCGCCATATCGTCCTTGAGCCGGATCAGCGGTTCGCCACCGTCTTCCTTGGTGATCTCGTATTGCGCATCAGGCGGCGGCACCCAACTGGCGTTGAAGAGGGCGGGTCCGTCGGCGCCCGCCTTGGTGATGGCGCAATGGTCGCTGCTCGTGGCGGCCTCCTTGACCTGCTCCGACATTTTTTCCTGCCGCGCCACCTCGTACGCTTCCATCCTGTCAATCTGGCGCTTCTGCTCTGCGACAACCACCGTGAGCTCCTGAACCTGCCGGTGTAGCTGCGCGTTGACTTCCCTCATGTGATCAAGGTCCTTCCGATACTCAACAAGCCTGGCCGCCTGCGAGTCGTGGACCCAGTCCTTGGCCGTCTTCTCACTGCTCATGGCTTCGCCTTCCTCCATTGCTCGTGGCCACCGCCTGACGTCCTGGCTCTCGTCTCCAAACAACGGCCACTGGATAGACTCCCCGGCCTTGATGTCCCGTTTGGCGATGGCGATGGGAACATCGTCCGGGGTGTTGAGTGGTAGGCCAAGCAGGGAATTGAGTATGTGGTTGTTCATGGCTTCACCTTCCTCCGCCAAAGCACGGGGCCGCCTTCATCAAAGAAAAACATCCAGAAGAGGGCCCAGCCGAACACAAAGCAAATCCCAGGGAAGAAGAGATCCTTTGGCCGGACCTCTTCCTGTGTCATGGGCATCTCTGCGTCATCCCTGTAGGCCCACACAGACGAAAGGGCCCCAGTCACGAAACAGTACACTCCAAGAACGATCCACCATATGGTCGACATCAGCTCGACTCCTCGAACAGCACCACCAGCACGCCGTTCCACCAGCTGCGGCGCCAGACGGCTTCTACGGCGACCCTGCCGTAGGTGCCCCACTTTGCGGGACACAGCGCCCGGATTGTGCCGGCTGCCACGCTGTCCCCGTCGAAGTCGTCCACGATCAGCACCCGGGGCCTGGCTGCCGCCACCAGCCGGCTGATATTATCGTATGTCGCCGCCTCCGAGTGGTCCCCATCATACAGCAGCACGTCCTGGGGGCCTATGTCCCACTCTGTCGAGTCGCCCTCGAAGAGCCAGAACCGGCTGCCCAGATGCTTGGCGAAATTAGCCTTGCAGATGTCCTCCACCTTGGCCGTGGCGCGCTCCTTGTCCTCCGTCCCCTGGATCGCGAAATCGGTCATCTGGAACTGGCTGAAGTTGTCGCAGACGGAGACGTCCACGCTGCCACCATATCCGGCGGCGCAGGCCGTAGCGCCCATATGAGCGCCGACCTCGGCATAGCGGGTGATATTGGGATGTTTGGTGAGATGGTGCAGAAATGAACGGACGTGGGCCGATGTCATCCCGGGAATGGCAAGGACATCTGCCGGCAAGTCACCGGCCATCTCGGCCTCGGCGGCTGAGATGCACGCGTCGATCCATGTGCGCATGTCGGGTGCGTCCATGGGCTTCCTCCTCCTGTTGGTTGCTACTTTATAGGTACCAATGCGTGGAGCAGGTCCAGCTCGGGCGCGAATTGCACCTGGCACCTGTTGGGCCTACCAAAGAACGGCTTGGCTCCAGGCCGATGGTCGGCGCAGATGAAGAGCACCTGATCCTCCTCGTCTGAGTGAGTCGCCATCAGCAATTCGCACCCTGGGGGCATGAGCTCGCGCAATTCGTCGAGGGTGACGGTGAAGGTGATTCTGGGCTCGGGCATGGTCCTCCTCCTGGCATCTACTCTATGGTAAACACCATACGCGGATACGTCAACCGCAGGGCCTCCTCGATCCTCCCCAACAGCCGCGCCGTCGCGCCGTAGTCGATGGCCTGGGCTACCATCGCCTGAATTGTCAGCCTGTCGGGCTCAATGCGCACGACCACCCGGTATACCTTCGGGCCCGTCGCGAGCCCGGTGAACTGCACATACTGGCCCGTGATCAGCCGCGAGCTCGGGTTCTGCGTGATAATGTCGACGCCCACCCGGGACAGGGCCATCACGCAATCAGCATACACCGCGTCGGGCGGCCCTGGCAAGGCAGTATTCGCCACTCTGAGCGTCTGCATGGTGCATCCAGCGATGAGCAGCAACAACGGGACTATCCATCTCATGGTCCTATCCTCCTGTGCGGGTTTACTCGTCCTCTGCCTTCTCGAACTCCTCCAATTCCGCATCAGCTGCCCGCAGCTGGGCCAGGTATTCGATGGGGCCACCATTGGCGCCGGTCAGCTCGCGCTTGTCTGCTGCGTATGCTCCGATCATCCGTATGCACTGGTCCCGCGCTTTGGCCCGGTCCACCAGCTTGAGCCGCGTTTTCAGGATCGGCAGCCCGTCGTCCGGGTCCCCGATCATCTCCACGTCCTGCGTCAACTCCGTCAGTGCGGCTATGTCGTCCCTGCTGCAGCCTCTCATATCGATGCGGGCCGCCCCGTCCTCGTCAACCGTCATGAATTTGTCGAGCGTTGCCGTGGCGTCTTTGTATGCGTCCTGCAGCAGCATATCGGCCGTGATCTCCAGGCGTTCGGCGCGTTTTGCCTGGGCGGCTTGGATGGCCTCCTGAATGTCAGCCTTTGTCAACAGCCGCTGCCCCTGGGACCTCGCCGTCTTCTCACTGTACCCCGCCCGTATCGCCGCCTGGGTAGCATTCAAGTCCACCAGGTACTCCGCCACGAACGCTTTCCGCTTGGGGCTCAACGTCTTTCGCATCTCGTTCCTATCCTAACCCTATCTTCCGCAACACCTTATCGGCCTTGACGCCGCGCATCTTCGCCAGCACGGCACCTGCCGCCGTCTCGATCTTCAGATACGGGTTTTCAATCGGCGCCCCGGTCCGCGGGTGCATTACGATAGCTCCATTTTCGCGCACATTCGCCGAGGCCTCCTTGTACACCTCCAAGGCGTCGGCAAATACCCGCAGGTCCACGACCCGCCGGCCAGGGTTCTCTTTGCGCAGCTCCGCCAGCACGTCTATTTCGCCCACACCTTGACTCCCGCGAATATCTCCAGCTGGTCGACGTCAAAGGCGTCTCCAACGCGGCTTGCTTTGTATGCGTCCATCCCTGCAATCTCACCCCGGAGTATCGGCAGCTCCCCCTCGATCTGTTTCACCAGGTCAAAGTCCGGGCCGCCCTCCGTTATGTCGAACTGCTCGAACCGCGGGTTGTAGTTCAAATTCATCGACCCGCGCAGCAGCAGCTTGTATCCCGCGCTCCTGATGGTGGCAATCTTCGCGTGATTTAGGACGTAGCGCACCGAGTCGGCGCCGTATTTGTCGCGCCATCGATCAATCAGCCCGGCGTTCTTGTATCGCGCCCCGTGATCAATCACCAGCGTCCCGCCGGTCACCCGCCCGTCGTTCTGCAGGCGCTCCATACACTCAACCTCGTATTCGGCCACCGTCCAGGTCCACAGCGACAGATCCGCCGGCCCGGTCTGGTCCAGGCAGGCCAGAATGGCGTCGATCATCGAGAACTGGCCGCGCGTCACTGCGAAAAGCGACAGGCCCGGCTCTATCTGGCCGATGCACTCCGCCGCCGTCTTGAAGCTCTCCACTGCCCGCGTCCTGCGGGTTGCGATTGCTGATGCCCTCGCCATACCGCCCCCCTGTGGTTGGTCCTCGTCTTATAATATACCACAAGCAAGGCAATATGTCAAGCGCTTTCTCGGTGTTTGGCATGGCACGCCTTTTGTAGCGTCGGGGACACACTATCTCGCTTTTTCTCTTGACTTCTTAACTCGTATGTGCTATATTAGTGGTAGAGATTGAGAGACACACACCAACACAGGAGATCCG